AGAGACTTTAAATTTAAAGTAACTGCACCAATTCCATTACCAAGTTTGGTTGATTTAAGACCAAAATGCCCACCAATTTATAACCAATATGAACTTGGTTCATGTACTGCAAATGCAATGGGCGGTGCTTTTCAATTTGAACAAAAAAAACAGGGAAAAGAAGATTTCATGCCTTCAAGACTTTTTATTTATTATAATACAAGAGCAATTGAAGGAACGATTGATTCAGACGCTGGTGCTACTTTAAGAAATACAATGAAAGCATTGGTTGATGATGGTACGTGTCCAGAAGAAAAATGGAGTTATATTGTTTCTAAGTTTGCAAATAAACCGACCTTTTGTTGCTATCAAATAGCAAAAAATAATCAGGTATTACAATATTTAAGAGTAACGCACGATTTAAACGAAATTAAACAATGTCTTGCACAAGGACATCCAATTGCTTTCGGTATGATGTTATTTGAATCGTTTATGACGCAAGATGTAGCTAATAGTGGAAACGCAATCATGCCACTTCCAAATGAATCTGCAATTGGTGGTCACGCTGTACTTGCCGTTGGATATGATAACGCAAAAAATTGTTTAATTGTTAGGAATAGCTGGGGCGAAAATTGGGGTGATAAAGGATATTTTTATCTTCCATATCAATACATTACAACACCTAATTTAGCAGCAGACTTCTGGACAATTAGATTAGTTGAATAGTATTTATAGTAAAATTAGGAATATGGCAAATTATACACCAACAGCAAATCCCGACTTAGTAAATATGGAATATGTTATAAGCGGTATGACTACTATTGACATACAAGGTTATGTTAATAGATACTTAGAAATAAAAGGAAGATATCAAACAAATCTTGCTCAAACAAAACAAGAAGCGACTCTATTATACGAAGAATTAAAACCAATATTCGATGCTGGTTTATTACCCGCAAAATATAATGCAGGATTTGCTGAACTCGAAGCATTTATCAGTTGAGTAATAAATGAGCCGATTAGGTGAAATAATAAAAGAAGAAATACACAAGTTTCTTTCTGAAACCAAAATTGTTGTTGATGATAGTACATTTCCGCCTCAAAAAATTGACCCAACACAATATGATGCAGAAAATGATATTATTTTGGTTAAATCATCATATGATACCGTAAAAGACCCTGCTGGTTGGATGGTGCATGAAAAAGTACATGCCAAATTAAAAGATACTCCTGATGATGGTAAACGATATCCCACAAATAGTATTGAAAAAGCAGCATATACTACACAATTCCAATACTTAAAGCAAAAGGGTTATACTTTTGACCAAATATTTACTATTCCAACAATGGAACATAAAAGGCAATACTATAACATATTAAAAAAATATTGGGATAATAATACAATAAAAGAAGATATTGAAAATGATATTCAACACGGTGAAGAATTAAGAAAAACTGGTTTTTGGGGAAAAAGCGGTGCTGGTGCAATAATACTCGCAAAAAGTACTGGAAGAATATTATTGCCCAAAAGGTCTGCTTATGTTGAACAACCCAATACATGGGGTGTGTGGGGTGGAGCAATTGATATTGGCAAATCTCCAGAAGAAGCAGTATCTCAAGAAATAAAAGAAGAGTGCGGGTATACAGGTAATTTTGAATTACATCCACTATATGTTTTTGAAGATGCCAAATCAGGTTTTAAATATCATAATTTTCTTGCTGTCGTTGATAAAGAATTCATTCCAATATTAAATTGGGAAACAGATACATATGGCTGGTTTAAATTAAATGACTTACCTTCACCATTACATTTTGGACTTAAAAAGCTGTTAAGCGATAAAAACTCAATAAATACCATTATTAATTATGGAAAATAATTTTTTTTAAAATTTATGACATTTTATTTGGTGGTTTCGTATTTATATTATATTTTTGCATTGTGAAATTTTAACATAAGAAGATAATGACATTTTTTGGCACATATTATTTCGGTAAAAAATCTTATAAGAAACAACTTATGAGAATCGGGAATGGTATGTCTAAAAAGTAAAGCAGTGATTTTATAAATCTGACATGGGAAACCCGATTCATTTGAGTCGGGTTTTTTATTTTGTATATTCGGCAGAATGGTAAGTGGGTGAAATCACAGGTCTGTAAAACCTTCGCCATTGGCTATGGGGGTTCGAATCCCTCTCTGCCGACTGAAAGAGTTTAGGCATTTTCTGTATCGCTGACTGAAATATCCAAATTGACTTCGTATCCGTAGTGGCTTTCGGACTTGACTCTTAATCAAGGATACGTGGGTTCGAATCCCACCGAGGTCACAAATGGGAGTGCGCTATCGTTGGAGAGATAGGCTTGTCTGTAAAACAAGTGCCATTGGCTGAGTTGGTTCGAATCCTATCACTCCCACAAATTTGCGCTTGTAACTCAGTTGGTAGAGTAACGGACCTTTAATCCGTGAGTCGTGGGTTCGACCCCCACCGGGCGCACAAATATTCTCCTATAGCAAACAGGATGTATTGCCCCGCTCTTTTAAAGCGGTGGGTCTGGTTCGATTCCAGATAGGAGAACAGACAAGCATTGTGTTCATACTAACATTTAATTAATGAATATAATGCTTTTTCGTTTTGCAATGTATTTATCATAAAAGTATTTTTTATGTATCATTGCAATAAATGTGATAAAAACTTCGAAAATCGGTATTCTTATATAGCACATTGCCGAATTCATTCCAATTATGTAAGACCCAAAAATCCAAATTCAAGACGAAATAAACCACCCAAAACAATATGTATATATTGTGGTAAAACTTTTCAGAATGGACGTAGTTTAGGTGGACACATGACCCATTGCGAATTAAATCCAAATCATAATCTTATTTTACAAAACATGTCCAAAGCAAGTCCAAAACGAAAATGGTCAGAAGAAGATAAAAAGAAAATTAGTAGAAGAATGATTGAATTTTTAATGAAAAATCCAGACAAAGTACCATATAAATTAAATCATTCAAGTAAAATGAGTTATCCTGAAAGAGTATTTGAAAATGCATTAAAATCAGCAAATATTTCAGGTTGGACATACAATTACCAAAATGGAATTTATTCATATGACTTTGCGTTTCCAGTTTTGAAAATAGATGTGGAAATTGATGGAAATACACATATCCAAGAAAAGGTGAGAAATATTGATAAACGCAGGGATAAATTTAGTACCAATAATGGTTGGATTGTAATTCGTTTTACCGCAAATGAAATTAAAGAAGATGTTTTGAAATGTATAAATACATTAAAAACATTTCTTTAAGTATTTATATTCCCCATTATTTTTATTTAGTCTAAATAAAAATAACTTGCATTTTTAAATAAAAGATGTTATATTTGGGGAAAATAACTTTTAAGTTTAAGTATTATGAAGCATGACTAAAAAGAAAAAAGTAACGACAACCGTTACGACTACCGTTACTGAAGAAATAATTTCTTCGAACGAAAAAACTCAAATTATCTGTATTCTTGACCGTTCTGGCTCTATGTCAGAGAACGGTGTAATTTATGAAGCAATCAATGGCTTCAACGAGTTCCTTAAAAAACAAAGGGAGCTAAAAGACAAAGCAACACTCACTGTTGCACTATTCGATGACCAATATCAGTTACTTTATGATGATGTTGACGTAAAAGATGTTCCAGACATCACATACGACACTTGGACACCAAGAGGGATGACAGCATTGCTTGATGCAATTGGTAAAACAATCAACGCTGTAAAGGCAAACCGTATTAAATTAGGCTCAGAAAAACCCGATAAAGTATTGGTTTGCATTGTTACTGACGGCAAAGAAAATGCAAGTCAGGAATATGTTGCAAGACAAGGCAATAAAGGCGATGTGATAAAAAAACTTATTAAAGAATGTGAAAATGAAGGCTGGAATTTCATTTATCTTGCTGCAAATCAGGACGCATTTGATGTTGGCAGCACATTTGGTGTAAGTTATGGAAATACCTACAATTTTGCTGCAACTGCTGCTGGCGCATCTGCAATGAGCATGACGTTAAATAACGCTACTGTATCATACAGAAGCATGAGCACACAAGACGCTGGCTATCAGAAAAAAGCAAAAAATCTTATTGCTGATTTAGGCGAACAGGATGAAAAAGATGACTCACAAGATAGTGATAATAATACTGTAACTGGTACGGCTACAGGTAATGTTACTTTTGATGTAAATAATATGTCACACACATAATTATTTTTCTGTTTTTTTTCGTATCTATTTCCGTTTTAAAGGGTGTTTTCCGACACCCTTTTTTTGTTAAAAGTTTCAGCCATAGTGGATTAAAAAAACGTGAAAAATTTTTTTAAAAATAATTGTGAAATGTCAAGAATCCCTTGTATTTATGGTTGCCCTTGCATATATTTGCAAACATAAAATTTCATAAAAAATTATAAAAAATTATGACAGAAAAATCGCAAAAAATTTATTCAAAACAGGAAATAGAAAAATCAACATTACAGTATTTTAAGGGTGACGAACTGGCAACAAAAGTCTGGCTTACAAAATACTGCTTAAAGGACGAAAAAAACTATTACGAATTAAACCCGGATGAGATGCACAGAAGACTTGCCAAAGAACTCGCAAGAATCGAAGCAAAATATCCAAACCCTCTCACAGAAGAACAAATTTATGAAACATTAAAAAATTTCAATAGAATTGTACCACAAGGGTCTCCAATGTCAGGTATTGGCAATGATTTCCAAGTGGTATCTTTATCCAATTGTTTCGTTATTGGTAATAAGGGTGAATCAGATTCCTATGGTGGAATATTAAAAATAGACCAAGAACAAATACAATTAATGAAACGCAGAGGCGGTGTCGGACACGATTTGTCCCACATTCGTCCAAAAGGAAGTCCGGTGAAAAATAGTGCAATTACCAGTACGGGTGTTGTACCTTTCATGGAAAGATATTCAAATAGCACAAGAGAAGTCGCACAAGACGGTAGACGTGGCGCACTTATGCTTAGTATTTCAATAAAACATCCAGATTCCGAAGCATTTATTGATGCAAAAATGACACCGGGAAAAATAACTGGCGCAAACGTATCGGTAAAAATTGATAATGATTTCATGGAGTGTGCAATGCAAGGGACTACATACACTCAAATGTTTCCTACAAAGGGACATCCAAAAATGATTAAAGATATTGATGCGCAAAAACTTTGGAAAAAAATTATTCACAATGCTTGGAAATCTGCCGAACCGGGAATACTTTTCTGGGATAAGATTATGGAAGAAAGTGTTCCAGATTGTTATGCTGATGAAGGATTCACAACCGTAAGCACAAATCCTTGTGGCGAAATTCCACTATGTCCATACGATAGTTGTCGATTGTTAGCAATTAATTTGTTTGGATATATTAAAAATCCTTTCACCAAGGAAGCAGAATTTGATTGGGATTTGTTTGAAAAAGATGTCATTATTGCTATGAGATATATGGATGACATCATTGACTTGGAAGTTGAAAAAATTGATGCAATTCTTGAAAAAATCAAGTCTGACCCCGAAGATGAATTTCTTAAATTAACTGAAATCAACCTTTGGAATAATATCAAGGAAATGACGCTTAAAGGTAGAAGAACCGGACTTGGTGTAACTGCTGAAGGTGACATGCTTGCAGCTTTGAATTTACGTTATGGAACTGATGAAGCAACAGATTTTAGTGAAAAAGTACATAGAACATTAAAATTAAAAGCATATCGTTCAAGTGTTATTATGGCAGAAGAACGTGGCGCATTCTCCGTTTGGAATGGCGAACGTGAAACAAAAAATCCTTTCATTCTTAGAATAGCTGCTGAAGACCCAGAATTGTTTGAAGATATGATGAAATATGGACGTAGAAATATTTCATTACTCACAATTGCACCAACTGGTACTGTTTCAATCATGACACAAACAACTTCGGGTATTGAACCAGCATTTGAAGTGTTTTACAAACGTAGACGTAAAATCAATCCACAGGAAAAAGATGTTCGCATTGATTTTGTTGATGAAGAAGGAATTGCGTGGACTGAATATCCAGTCTTTCACCATAAATTCGAAACATGGCTTGAATTGAATGGATATGACGTTAATGTTGTAAGAACAATGGATAATGCGCAACTCGATGAAGTTGTGAAAAAATCGCCATATTATAAAGCAACGGCAAATGATGTCGATTGGTTAAAAAAGGTTGAAATGCAGGGTCGTTTACAAAGACACGTAGACCACTCAATTTCAGTGACAGTCAATCTCCCAAGTGACATTACTGAAGAAATGGTGGCAAAAGTTTATGAAACCGCATGGAAATCTGGCTGTAAGGGTTGTACTGTCTATCGTGATGGTTCACGCAGTGGTGTGTTAATCACTGAAGAAAAGAAAACAAAAGAAAGTGAATTTCATGATACGCATGCGCCAAAACGTCCTAAGAGATTAAAAGGTGAAATTCATCGTTTTCAAAACAGTCTTGAAAAATGGATTGCAGTTGTTGGATTAAAAGACGGCAGACCATATGAAATTTTCACAGGTAAAAATGAAAACGGCTTGAGTTATCTGCCAAACAATTTAAAAGAATGTGAAATTGTTAAGCAAATCTTTGAAGTTGAAGAACCAGATGAAAATGGTAAATTGGTTAAAGTCAGAAAAAAAAGATATGACATTGAATATATTGACGCTAATGGCGAAAGACAAGTACATACTGGCTTAAATCATGCATTCAATCCTGAATTCTGGAACTATGCAAAATTCATATCTGCAGTTCTCAGGCATGGAATGCCACTTCTTTATACGTGGGAATTAATTGATTCATTGAACTTTAAAGAAGACTATATCAACACTTGGAAAAATGGTGTTGCTCGTGTGATAAAGAAATACATTAAAGATGGTATTGAAGTAAATAAAAAATGTCCGAATTGTGGTAGTGACCATTTGGAATTTAAAGAAGGTTGCCTCACATGTATGGCATGTGGAAACAGTAAATGCGGTTAATATGATAATATTGGAAAACAAAATTATTGGTGAAAAGTACGTTGCAGGATATTACCTGACAATGGAAGATTTAAAAAGGCTTGTAAGAGATTTTCAAGCAGATTGTCACGATGGATTCATAAGTAATGATGAAGCATATCTTGAACAGTGGCTAAAAAAGCACGAACGAATCGAAAAAAAATAAAGAAAACCCCCGGAAAGTCGATATTTTCGGGGTTTTTAAATTATTTTGAGAGTATTTATAAAAAATTATAAATCATGAATACTGTGTTAACAATATTGTTACTTTACATATT